TTGTTATGTTTCGCGCCCTTTGTGCCGATATGGCGTTACCGGATGCCAGATGGACGCTGTTCCGGGATTTGTGTTTTGTGTGTTCGTTTCCGACTCCTTTCAAATAATCAAATGGAAGTGGACAGAGGCGGCGATGCAGGACGATACTGTTCCAAGAACCCATGAATTTGACCATTTATTATGGAAAACCTGACAGATTTTTTTAATGGGAGAAAAGACCGACCATCTGAAAAATTTCAGGTTCGACCGGTCTTCGATTTCGACGATGATTCGCTCTCGATCCTGCTCAAAAATGATGACCATTTTTCTGAGAGAATAGACGATCTTCTGACTGTTTACAGGTCATTTGAAACCAAACAAGTGATCGGATTTGAGCTGAAGGGAATCATCAAGGAACTTAAACGGCTTGAGGATAAGATCGAATTCAACATCTCCGCTTCAAAAATCCACGTATCGGTTCTTTTAGCGGAGAGATTTCCTCACGCCTCACAGGAGGCGATCAACGTCTTGCGGGAGTTATACCGGGAAACAGAAACGATGAATCACCTCAAAATCCCAGTGAGGAACAACCCCTACCAGACCGCCTGAAAATTTCGGCAGATCGTGCCGTATTTGTCATTCATTATCTGAACCTGCCGCTGGCAATCGCCGCTTGAACTGCCTCCCTTGGTGAGTTGATCGGCGGCGCCCCTTCCGTATGGGTGTACCAGTTCATGGGCACGGATTTCACCTCCATTTCAAATTAGGACACTACCCATATTTCTAAAGAAACTATAAAACACGCCATTGAGAAATGTAGAGAACCTGGAGGTAGATATGATCAACTACGGGCAGGGGTTCAATCTCATATTTCTAAAGAAACTATAAAAGATGCTCACGAAGCCAGCAGACAGCCAGGAGGCTTCTATAACCGATTTAAAGAAGCTTCTGTAGAAGAACGGGAGAAGCTACGAGAAAGTCAGAGTAACGCTGCTAAGAGAGGCTCAGCAACTCAGAAAGCACGAGAGAATGCTATGTCTATCGAGGAAGTGAAACAATTGATAGAGTTGAAGAAGAAAGAGGGGAAATTTTTAGCAGTTACTAAGTACAAAAATATCATTGCTAAAAAATTAGTAGAACAAGAAGACAAAAAAGACTCCATCGATTAAAAGGGAGTCTTGTGAAGACCAAGTGACTTTAAGTAGAACTAGTTATTAACTAGCATTAGTCAAAGTGACTGTCGAGTACTGATCCGGGACCAACATACTGATGCATTGCCGAGAGAGCAACGCACGAGAAGTCTGCAGAGTTGCAGGATTCTGGAATTGTTGAGTCGCATAGAATGGAATATAGGGGGAATATACCAAACCAACTTCGAAGTCCTGTTGGCCTTTATAGCCAAGTACGGCTTTCGAGGAATTGCTCACCCATGGATCCACCATGACTTGAATCTGGCGACGAAGAGTTCCGAAGAACTGACGACCCTGCATCACCTGAGAAGCATTGAAGCTAGGATCATATTCGAACCCGGCAAGTTTCTCAAGGCGAACAGCGAAGTCCGGATGACAAACCATCCAGTTAGGATAGGCATATCGTTTCTTGAACACCAAATTACGAGCATCCGAAATAGCGTGGAAGATCGTAGCATTGTATGCATTAGTGTTAAGGGTCGTGCCTTGATCCCCAGCAGGAGGAGTCGCAGACCAGTTCACATTACCAGCTCCGGCTTCTGCCATAAGAGTCTCGATAATGTCGTATTCAATCTCACGTTGAATCTCGCTAGCTGCTTCAGCACCGAGTTCAGCATCAGCAGAGATACCATGATATGCCATGAGATCTTGATTCAATTCAGCAGAGAACTCATACTGAAGTGCCTTGCTGTCTGCTGAGATATCAGCAGCAGTAAGAGTCATCTTGATCTTAGCAGGAGCAGTTCCCTCGTTAGTGGTAACCAGGGTAGGTCCACTAGACGCAGGAGGAGTTGCCACAGGCTGTTGAACAGATGAGTCACCACGGTTAGCGTAGGTGCGAGAGAAGCTTCCAGTGTCATCCAGACGAGTCCCAGCAGGATCACGGAGGAAGTCCTTATAGAACACCTTCGCGGTCGGAAGTGGAATAGGCTGAACACTTACCAGATTCTTAACGAACATCTGAGGATACACACGAGGGATAACTCGCAGAGCGAATTTCTTGAACAATGCGACATCCCCAGTAGAGGTTGCCTCATCCATTCCCTGGATGTGATCCAACTGTTGTTCGCAAAGAACTTCAGTAATCCGACGATCGGCCGCATCTTTAATGTGACCAGTTAGTTTCGCATACTTAGCTGCACGGGCAGGAACTTCATGCCGGTAGGAGCGATATGCCAAACCCTGAGCGAGTAATGATTTAGGATTCATAATCTTATTTCTAGTTTTCTATTGGTTGAATTCCTGAATAAAGATTAAGCTCCAACAGTCTCTTCAACTGCAAACGAAGAAGCAGCAGAATTGATCAGTGAAGTTGCCTCATCAACAGGCTCATTCTCTTCGGCACTTTCGTCTATGCTCTTGTCCTCATCAGTAGCAAGAAACTTAGCCGAACCTTTAGCAACTTCCTTGGCACCAGCTGCCTTAAGGAGAGTGACTTGATTTTCATACAAATCGTTGACCTCTTCCGCAGTGTCAGCCTTCTCAAGGAGAGGAACAATGTTCTCATCCAGGATCTTGCTGCCATAAGGGAAGTTGACACGACATTCATTGATGGCTTCTTTCTTCTGAGATGCGGCAAGAAGTGCAGTCAGCTTTTTGTTGCTATCAATGAGTTCTTTAATTGCTGGGTTGTTAGCAATTGCCTCATCAATGTTCATAGTGGTATCTTCTGTGTTGTTTTCGGTAGACTCGTCAGTAGGAGTTTCGTCCTCATGTTTTGCAGACTCTTCCAAGACCATTTTCAGAAGTTCAGGAATGCTGAGACCTTGCGATTCGACCAGAGTTTTGAGTTCGTCACCGTTCTCAATTCCCAGCTCCTCGCAGAATTCAACAATAGCCTGAGCCTTCAGATCTTCTTTCTCATTTTCGATCAATTCAGAACGAACGCCATCTAGGTATTCTTCCTGACCTTTAATCAACTTCTCCTGTACTTCCTCTTCAAGTGATTTAGCAGTAACTTTACGAATGCTTTCATGTAGAACTGGGAAGTTAGACTTCACGGTATCAGCATTCAAGCTTTCGATTGCTTCACTTAGATCAGAGGCAGCTTCAGGATACTTCTTTGCCCAATCTGAGTATTTCATAACAATAATAGACTCTCTATTTTCTTCTACGGTCTGTCCTTTGTCTGGATCCTGAGATTCTGTTAATTCCAGAATCTTAGCATCTTCAACGGACTGGTCGATCACAGTATCGAAAGTCTTCATACGATAATTCTCCTGAACAACAAGAGCTTCCCGCAGAACACCATCGATCTGAATTTTCTGCTTCTTGACAGTTCCACCACCTCTAGTGGAGAACCCAGGCTTACCACCTGCACGAATAACTGCAGCAAAGTTTCTACCAGAGTCAGTCTTGGGAATGACTCCAGTTGAGAAGACCTCTCCACTTTCATTCATCTCAATCTTGTAGGGAATGAAAGTGGTAGATCCAAAAGTGGGAAGATCAACCATCTCAACAGATTTGCCATCAGCGGACTTCTTTCGTCTGGGATGTTGATCATTAGAAAATGCAGATCTGCTCTCGATCTTTTCAGAAAGAGAGGCTACCTCTCTCTGCATAATTGCCATAGGGTAGACTCGGCCGTTACGATTCATCTTACCAGCCTGTCCTACCTTAGCTCGAAGAACCATCTCTCGGTCTTCTTTAGCAGGGAGACCCTCAATCTTAAGTGCTGAGACAGTTGCCTCTTCTAAGATTTCGATCTTACCAGAATCTCCTTCGAAAACTTCAACGAGAGACACATCTGAGGTCTCGTCAATCACTTCCGCAGATTCAAGTTGAGCTTCTAGTTTTTCTATTTCAGGATCCATGATAGATTCATCAATTTCAAAAGAATAGTCAGATCTGATTGTAAATGATGAATTCCCTCATCTAGGGTGAGTAGATGAGGGAATTATGAGAAGATATTGAAGATTAAAAGTAAAGCGGGAAATGAACACTCACAGAGAACTCTCCCCCCAGCTATACAGATTTAGTTAAAAATCTGAAAGAGAAAATCCAGCTCCAGCAGGCTTAAGAACTTTTCCACCCTTCATGGCGAATGTGATCTTTGATTTTGACTGCTTGGAGGATTTCTTGATGTCTTTGATCATCTCTGCTACCACTTTTCTTAGAGACGATCCCCGTTTTTGAAGTTGACTATGAGTGTTCTTACTCGTACTAGTTGTAGTTACTCGAGTAGGTCGTTTGATAGAAGCAAAGAAAGCTTTTCTCTGCCCTTCTGATCTTAATGCTTCTATAAGATCCATGAGTGAAAGTTACTTGAACTTACTCATCTGTTCTTTCTTCGCCTTGGCCTTAGCTTTCATAGCTTTAGTAGAAGCAGCAACCATATTTCTCAATCTAGAACCTCTAGTGGTGAGTTCTTTCTTGGCAGCCTTTACGTTAGCTTTATCAGAACCAACTCGAATCCCAGCTGAGTTCTTGTTGGTCTTGAGAATAACAGAATCTTTTCGACCCTTTTCCTTCTGAGTAGTGATTTTCTTCCCCTTCTTACCACTTGTCTTACCACTCTTCATGGAAGCAAAGAAAGCTTTTCTCTGGGAATCTGAATTAATGGCTTCTAGAATGTCTATATTCATCTTATCTTACCCCCTTATCTGCAATTCTAACTAATGTCCTCGTCTTTACTCCTTGTATGGATACATTACTAGCTATCACCTTTTTATCTTTTGCTTTCGTTTGAAGAATACCAGAACTTTTAGTAAACCCTGTTTTATTTTTTCTAGATTTCTTCAATGCCTTGGCCACAAGATTTCTCAATTCTGATCCTCGAGTAGAAAGTGATTTTTGTACTGCTAGAGGAGTTCGAGTCAACGCTGTAGACACATGAATCCTAGAACTGATCTTGGCTCCAGTTTTACTAGCACGGCGCCCCTTCCCCTTAGAAGCAAAGAAAGCTTTTCGTTGAGAATTTGAATTAAGGGCTTCTATGATATTCATAGTGTAGAAATTACTTAGATTTCCGAAGAATACTGGAGAGGGACTTGGAGATGCGAGATCTCTTCTCTTCTTTCTGTGAATTAGATTCTTCAATTCGATTTGTTACAGTAGAATAGAAAGTATTCTTAGCTAGGTGAAAAACAGAAGGGTCAACCCCTTCATCGAGAACCATCGTCATCTCAGGAAGACCTCCCTCAGCAATAAGAGACTCTTCCAATTCTTTGACGGTAAATTCTACCTCCGTTGGTTCTCCAAGCTCAATCTCCTCATTATCTCCAGCGGTAAATGTGATCTTCCAGATCTTCTTCACTTGTTTAGATCGGTCACGGTCAACTCCACCAGGTCGATCATCATCATCATACGAGGTAATTAGATTTCCAGTCTCTTTGTCACAACACACCCGTACTAATACATGATCTGAAAATGTAGCAAGTATACTCCAAGGACCATAGTCTTTACCATGGAAATATGTTGAGGAAACAGCTTCTGAGACCAATTCTCTGAACTTCTCTACTGAGCCTTTTAAGACAGGGATATAAATTTCTTGCATGATGTGCTGAGTTATCTAAACTTTTCGGTCCAAATAAACGTCAACTTAACACCACAAAGTCAGAAATCTCAATTATCCCACATATTCATCAGTATCCCACTCTAACAATGTATAGAAAGGAGGAGCACCAGCAGGAACACTAAACATCCAGGTAAACCGAGTAGAACTGTGTTCTCTCTGGATATAATTTTCTCCGACTTCAGAGATGAATAGATAACCTTCTTCGATAGCAGCAGTCTTCAACTCACTAAGAGAAGAGAATTGAGCCAGATGAGAGATTTTAGATGTTTCAGTAACGGTCATAATAACAATTTTCTAACTAGTAACAGCCCTAACACTTATACTATCGGCGGGAAATTAGGAAACTAAAGGAAAAAGATTAATCTTTTTTGATCTCAAGAATAAGACGAGAATTTAACACTTCATGTAGAAATTGAATCATCTCCCGAGAGAAATCTGGAGGAGACACTATATTGACTAACAACCGAGTAACCAACTCGTGAGCATTGATCTTGATATCTACATCTCCTATGGATACTTTGTACACTTTCTTCAGAAGATCCTTAGACGTGTGAAAAGCAATTCCTACTATCTTCTTATCATTATAATTGTCTCTCATGATGTCTATCAGATTAGAGACATGAAGACATTCTTCGTACATACTACAATCTTCTAAGATGACTCGAATACAATCAGAATCCTTATCATAAAAGACAGAGGGTTGGAATTCTCCAGGAACACCAAATTCTGAAAATAGAAGTTCAATTATATCTGGGCTCATGGTATCTTATAGTGTGCCCATCTCTTCTTCAAAGCATAGAGTGCCTGGGGAGTTATACCCAATTCCCTTGAAAGATTGGCCTGAGTTCCCCTGGAACCTTCTCTGAGCTGCCTCAAAATATCGAGGTTCTTCTCAGAAGGTTCTACTTCTTTCTTTCTGCCTGACCCTTTGTTACCCATAATATTATAATTTACTTTACTTTATTTCTGTCGAAAGTAAAGGGATTCGGTAATAGTTCTAGAAATGTGAAACTCTCAAACACTGTAGTTTTGTCCGGTATCAAATACATAGACATAACAAGAGGTTCCGGTTCAGTAATCTGAGTAGTAATGACGAATTCACTCAATACTTGAAGACAATTTCCACATGGAGTAATCCTCTCAAGTGGTGAATACACAATTACTAAATCCCATTCCAGTTTACCAAGAGTCCCTTCGTTCATTGCCATTCTAGAGATAGCTACTTCTTCCGCATGAAGTCCTTTGTAATGAGAAGTCTCAACATTTGCCCCTACATAATAATTCTCAGTCTTGGCTGATCTAATAAGGCATGAAACTGGGAAATTGGAATACGGACAATACGCATTCTTAATTCCTTCTTCTAACATCCGTTGGGCTATGTCTAGATTCATGAGGTCTTTATTTTATCTACGAGAGCTGAAGTTGATGTATAAAACATTTGGGGAACGAAAAGATACCTATCTACTACTTTTTCTATCTCCTCTTTCTCCATTTGAAAAGGTTTATCAGTTGACATCTTCCCAGACTTAGTATAATACTCCGGCTTAACAGATTTAACGATCTTGCACAAATCATCAGAACTCTCTATAGGAACTATGTAATCAACTCCTTCTAGAGCTGAGAGAGTGGTAGATCTTTCTGGGAATGAATTGTAAGGTCTTCCTGGCTTTATCTCACGAACTGATCTATCCGTATTTAGACATACTATCAATTTTCCCACTGAACCTACATAGAATTTCGATTGTTGTAAGAAGGCAACATGTCCTGAATGAATTATGTCGAAACACCCATTAGTCATACACCACAATTCTGATCCTCTCTTCTTAGCGAGTTCCTGCAAATCGGAAACACTTATCACCTTCCGTTGCCAGCTATAATTTACCATCATATTACACTTCGTCGTATTGCTCCAAGGTGTTCAATATCACTACCGAAAGGCAATATCTCTATATCATCCTTTTGACAGATTTGTCGAATGAACTGGGAGACTTGTTTAGCGGAATCATAATCTTCTATTCTTCCAGCAGATTGATATATGCTTTTCGGAGGTTGTTCCAGGAAGATATTGTAGACATATAACCCAGGAAATTTCTTATTGAGTTTTTTGTGGTGCCATTCAAGGAATCTAAAACAGGTCCCATCAATAACCTCTGAGTCATTGTAGAACTCTGTATAACACGCAGAGAGCTTGGCTGGACATTCACAGATAACGATGTCACACTTCGAAATACGAGAGTCTTCCTCTCTGGCTTGAGAGGCTACATTTACCCATTGATCATAGATAGTTAGCTTCTCTGCTCTATATACCTTTGATTTGATAAGTTCCGGGACAACTTCCACATTCATCCCTTTCTTTTTCAATACTGAAAATAAGCTATAAGCTGCTGTACTTTTGCCAGAGCCTGGACCCCCGAACAAGTTGATCAGAAGCTTTCTAGAAACTATTGAGATATGATCATCCACCCTTTCTAAATCGTCGTTTAGCTTTTCCAGTTTCTCTTATCCTACAGTATTTTCTATACTCACACAAAGAGTGTTCCAATGTTCGTGCAGTAAACTTAGGATATTCATATTTAGAATTTTCGAAAAGATGATCTTGGTGGCCTTCTGGTATCCATTTGAACTTCCCTCGTTTGAGCAGAGTTTCTCTCACCTTTTGATAATGATCTAATACCCATTGCTCTAAGTCGTTATCCTTAACTGGAGAAATGGCTAGTTTCTGAACAGTGGGTTTAGCTCCTGGTCCCACAACGACTAGGTCATTCTCTGAATAAGGGAACCATTGGAAATATGACATAGATGTGAATACTTCGTAAGCCATAAACCATCCTACTCTCGGGAACAACTCCCTTACAAACGAGAGAAACTCTTTTGCTGAGGATTTGAAGATAAGTTCTTGAGACGAGTGTGTGGATACTTTCGAAAGAAGAGAATCAAACAATTCCTTCCATTTCTTGAATAAGAACCAAGCAAATGATACTCGATTATATCCTCTCAAGGGGACAAAGAGAATTGCATTACTGATGAAGTAATCCCATCTCCCATCTCCGTGTTCTAAATTTCTTACCTCTTCTTGGAATTCATGCCATTCCTCCTCTGTATTTTGGAATGTATCTTTCAATCTCCAGAAATATTTGGTCAGCTTAGGACTATTGAATATCCTCATCATAAGGACATACATGAAGATATTTACCTTTCGATTTGGAGACGAGGAATCCATTACTGCTACAGCTTCCAACTCTTCAATAGTAACAGCATCCAATTCCCGATAGAGATTGGTGAAATGGTAGTTCTTTAGGATTGGGTCTTCTGTCCACGGAGCAGGTTTCTGGAGGAAGTGGCGATTGTAGGTGACCTCTTGGCGAGCTTCTAAGAACTCAATAAATCCAATCCATTCTGGTGTAGTTAGATCACTCATACATGGAACGGTTCGTCAAAGTATTCTTCAGGTATTATCTCCCCATCTCCCTTACAACGAGGACACATATCATACAAATCGTCTTCCCTATTTGTGGATAATTGAGGAATCGTTCCTTCTCCCTTGTAATCAGGACACTTAATAGGTTCGTCCTCAACTCCATAATATTCTATTTCTGGACTTCCAGACATAGCAAATTCGTCTACATCTATTACATCCTTAATTTTGTTATTAGCATCTTCTGAATTCTTTGCTAGTATTTCATAAGTTTGAGTGAACTCTACTTTGAATCTATATGTCTTCATTTCTTTAGTTTCTCTTCTATATCTTCTAACAATTTATCAGTAGCTACGAGATATGAAATGGTAGAACGCTTAGTTACTCCCTTCCATGGAAATTTAATCTGCCATGTCTGAGGAGTAATTGGCCGAATAAGATATACAGATTTGTCTGTTGTCAATGTAACATAGTCTCCATATCTTCCCTTGCATATCTTGAATCCTTCAGGATTATCTAAGTCTTCCTGAAGTGTTTCTAATGCTTTCTTGATATCAATTTTTCTCATCCCAGCTTAATTCGTAGGACGTTACCCCAGTCAATTTCTTAGTAGCTGTAATCACTTTTCGATTCTTGTCTTCAAATCGAGACTTCCATTCAGGATCATGAGTGATGACAAATACAGTCCCTCGTTCTTCAGCTTCCTTCTCAATCAACTGGAAGACAAGCTCCTTTCCAACATTATCCAGGTCGGTTGTGAATTCATCATAGGCACAAAATCCAATTGGGTAATGAGCTCGTTCACTAAGGATATCTCGAGCAGCTCTGAGGATGAGAATGTTGGCTCTCTTCTTCTCACCTCCAGACAACCCTTTGTAATCTTTACTCCCTGTGGAGTTGGTTACTGTGATATTGAAATTCTCTTTAGCCTTGCCATTCTTCAAAACCTTGATAGTAGAAAACTCGATTTGAAGCTGACCTCCGGTTAACTCCCGAGAGTATTGTTCTACTCGTGCATTAAGAGGACCAACAATAGATTCAAATATGTAATTCTTCAGTCCTCCTGAGGAGAACATGTCAGCGAGGAACTCACAATGGAATATCTTATCTTGGTAACCTTGGAGTATTTCTTCATTAGTGACTTTCTCTTCTCGAGCTCGTATAAGATAGGTTTCATATGCAGTGAGGTCGTAAGGATTTGTCTCTTGTTCTATTGTTGTTCTTTGATGGGTTGAAGTAGCTATATTTTGATCGACTGTCCGCAGAGAGTGATTCACTTGACTCTCTTCTGAACCAACCTTATCCATCTCTGAACGAATTTCTCGTATCTTTGAATCTAATCCCTGGAGGACTGTTGAAGTCTCTGTAATTCTAGTAATAATCCCTAGGTATTCTGGAGAAGTTCGTTGGTCTGTTAGCTTGGTTTCCAATTCTCTCTTTTCGTTTAAGGCTAATTGGTGTTCCTTCTCAAATTCAACTCCCAAGGTCTCCTTAAATTCTGAAGGAATGTCTTGAAAGCATTTGGGACATTCTCCTTCTCCAAGTGTTTGAAGCTTGGTGATCTTGTCTGTTATTGTTCGTATCTTAGAAGTAGAGACTGCTATCTCTCGTTGAGTAGCTTGATGGAGTGATTCATTTTCAGCTCTTTCCCGTTGAAGTTCCACAGCATCAACGGAGATTCTAGCTTTCTGTTCTTCTATCGGAGGAATTTGAGAGGAAAGAGCAGATCTCTTTTTCTCATAGGTTGATAGAGTATCTTCTAATGTTTTCTTATCCTCTTGGAGTTTCACTAGAGTTGAATCTACCTCAAGAAGACGAGAAGCTCTAGTCTCTTCGAATGACTGAGAAAGAGGAATAGACGCAGCTAGATTTGCCTCAGTTGTCTGTATATTTGTGATGAGTGTATCTCGATTCCGAGTTACCTCAGCTATACTTCCATTTAGAACTTGAATATCTGCCTGGATATGAGCCAGTATAGAATCAAAATCATCAGAGATCAATACCTTTTCGTACAAGCTCTTCTGATCCTTGTCATTAGCTTCCCCTAACATCATCCCAGAATTCTGACCCATCATGATAATATACAGGAAGGTCTTGTGGTCTACTCCTAGTAGAGCTTCAACAATTTCCTGTTCCTTACCTTTCTCGCAGTCTACACCGGTGATGGTAAATGAATTCTGGTATTCAGAATGTTTCCGGGTTCGTGTAAATGTGTATTCCCGTCCTTCGATAATTGCCTGGAGAGACACGGAGCATCCTCCAGAAGAGTCTCTACGAATGACTTCATCTTTGGAGTAGCCTCTTACCGTTTTCTCATAAAGACACCACAGAATCGCTTCAAAGAGGGTTGATTTGCCGGCTCCATTGGAACTAGCTCCGTCAGTCGCCTGATTAACTCCATCAATCAGGACAATTCCGAGATTAGCTAGAGGAATATCAGCTTTTTCAACTGATAGAAAATTTTGGATTGTGAGTCTAGTGAACATAATTATAAATCTTACTGCGTAATATCAATGGGTTCTGGAATCTCGAATAATGTATTCTCAGGAATAGGCACAGCATCAGGATGTTCTCTGCGATCAACAATTTCACCTGTGTAAAGAACACCTCCGTAGCCAGACTTAGATATCTTTACAATCCTATTCAGTTCTTGTTCTTCCCATTTCTTAGCATCTTCTTCCATATCAATTAATTCCTATTACGTCTTTTCCTTCTTGGTGAATAGTAGTCAAGAGTCGAGGGCTCTCGATATGATAGACATGAAGGATGGATATTTTTTGCTTATCTTCAGAAATAACTGGCGGGGAACCGATGTACTTGATCTGATTCACAACAGAATATGGAGAACCATCTAGTGTCTCTGGGAATGTGATAGTTGTTTCTGATCGTTGAAGTAGAAGATGGTATGATTTAGTTGGATCCCCTTCGTCTATCTCTTCTGCGAATACTACAAGATATGGTCGGTTGTCGATAGAACACACACTACACAACTTAGAATCTACAGAGGATATGATAGAAACTATCCCAGAAACAGAGGGAAGTTCTACCAACTTTGTCTTATACATCTTCTTGCTCATATTTCTTCTTTATCGCTTTATATGTAATTTCTAGGTATTTCTTATCTTCTCCATCCAAGACCTCGTCTATTAGATCTTCGTATTCTCGATTCTGTTCAAGGATAGAAGTCATTATAATTTGAAGATTCTGAAAACTTTGAATCTCTATCGTAGATCCTCCTGAATTTCTGATAGTTATTTCTGAGTTGAATAAGCATTTGATAGACAGTTTCAGGAATTGAAAAAATGATCTAATCTTATTTTCTTTAATGGAGATTCGTATCTGTTGAACAGTCATAATAGCCAGCTAGTTGTATAGTATTTATGAGCTACTAGCTGTCAAATAGTCGGCTAGTAGCTTCTTAAGACGAAGTTGATCATACCCTTCTGTAGCCACTTTATCAATATATTTCTCACCTTGTTCTAAAAGAGATTTACATTCCGAAAAATTTATCCTAGTCTCGATGTTGATCTTAGAAGGGACATCAATTACAACCTTACTAGCTCCTACTTCAGTAAGCTTGTCCATAGTCTTTTCGAGCTCCTTGGCAGACACAGGAGTATCACTTCTTAGTCGAATGTAATTTGATCTGTCTTCGTCAGTAATCTGATCCTTAGACGAAATAGTTCTAAACACGGGAAAATCAACAGGGAGATCAACGAATAGATGTTGTCCAGTTGCTAAGTCCAATACAGCAAACCCTTGAGGATTCTCCTCTTCTCCAAATGTCTTCTGAAGCAGGGCACCAACGTAGAAGGTATTACTCCCTAGATCTTGTCTCATATGGTAGTCACCTAGAAAACATTTAGCATAATTCTCCGGAAGAAGATCTACTACTGAAACATTAGAGGTAGACTTCATAGAAGTAGTCATTCGAGCTCCTGCAACTCCTACATGAGCTATTAGATACTTAGGAGCCACAGAGTTACCCAGTTTAATCGCTATCTCTCTGAATGCTTTCTGAGGATCTTCTACATCTGGAACCATAGCTATTTCATAGGAGCCTATTTCGGTGATTGTGGGAATAGTTACATCAACGAAACGTAAAGACGAGAAGATAGTAGCAAGAGATCTCGTATTCCCTTTATCTATGAAATCGTGATTCCCTGCTACATTAATGATACAGATATCTAATTCTTCGAGGCGAGAGAGACACTTATCCCGAAATGTATGGAGAGTGAATGTGCTTGTCTGAGACTTCCTATCGAATAAGTCTCCAGCTATGATAAGAGTTGAGATGGTATTGTGATAACAATAATCCAACACGTAGTTGAAAGCATTTACACAAGCCTTGAGACGAGGAGTCATACCATTCTCATCTCGAACTGCAGAGAATGATTCATACTCATCAAAATGGACATCTGCTAATACAGCTATTTTAGGCATAATTTAGTTTTCTGTTTCTTCTATTCCCCAATAATTTATCGTCGCAAAATCTAACCATTTTACGAAACACATTCTCACATGTTCATCATATCCAGATGCTTTATCTATTAGTTGTTCTAATCCAGTCCTAGGAGGAATATTCAGAGCCTCTAGATTTACCCCACTAGTTTCTTTGAATTCTTTCAAAGCTTCCTTATCAGAAAGCATAAGAACACAGAATCCCACCCATGCATCATACCCACACTTTATACCCAATGGGATAACTGTCATTCCCTCGATAGGAGGAATTAGCTTAGGAGTAGTGTCTGCCATGTTCGTTGGTATTCTAGAAATTTAGTTAAGAATTTATTCAGTGAGAATCTTCCAAAAGCATCTCGTATTACTGCCTCATCAAACTGGAGAGGCTTAGAGAATTGTTCTTGTGTCTGTTCGCCTCTGTCCCTCGTCAGACGATGAGCACCCCATGCGAGATTCATAATAACATAATTACCCTTGAGGATATAAAGATTCTCCTGGGTGATAACAGACGTCCTCTTAGTTTTTGCGTATAAGGCCAGAGCTTCCTCATCACAATAAGACTCGATCTGTGTGGAGTCCTTTCCAGATGCTCTTACCTTAGCTACTAACTTAGCAGCAGTCTTCTCACCAATCCCCATATATCCAGGAATCTCGTCAGAGTCATCACCAACAAAGCACTTGACAATTAGAAATTCCTGAGGAGTAATCTGTAGATCGTTATAAAGAGATTCAGGAGTTACAAATTTCTCCCTTCCTGGGCACCAGACACTGACTGTAGGAGATACACATTGCCAGAAATCATGATCATTAGATACTATGATCTTAGGGACCTCAGGCTTGTAATGAGTAAGAGCGTATGCAGCAATATCATCTGCTTCACATCCGGTTATTCGTATATTCTTAACTGGGTGGAGATCTAGGATTTCGTGGACGATTCCGAGCTGTCTCTTGTAGTCCTCATAATTCTTCTTCTCTTCCTCAGAAGAATTCCTCTTCTTGTCCCGACCAGCTTTGTACTGAGGGAATACCTCTAATCGCCAGAATGATCTCCCCATGTCCCAGGCAACTACAATCTCCTGAGGTTTCCACTCACGGATATAACCTTCAAGGGAATTGAGAACTCCGAATATGACTCCCGAGAATTTTCCAGTAGCATCCTGGAGATCCTTTAGAACATAATTGCATCTTGCTGCAAGATTGTTCCCGTCTACTACCACAATTGGTCGTTGGTCCATATTGAATTTTTATCGTTATTTTACCAAAATTACAGGCTTTAGACTGATCATGGTGTGTTCGTTATCTTTTGGGTCTATTAGCGTTCCTTCATTATCCCAATAGATAAGCTCACCCTCTGCGATTTCTAGATACAAGAATTGAAAATCTATTGGATCATTAGATTTTGGTCGTTTCTTGGTAACATACCATCCTTCTCCGTGGAGTAGAGAGTCTACAGTAGTAGGCCAATTGTTTGTCCAAGTTATGTCTAGTAGGTTATTCATAGTTTATACATCCTCCGTCTTCATCAAATACCGGGCACATGATGGCAAATTGGTAATGTTCACACTTGTGCAATGCCACATATTTCCCGCTTTCAAAAAGGGCACATAATACCTCATCATCTTCTTCCTCTGGGTGAGATCCTAGTTTCTTGACTATTTGGAGAGGTTCGGTGGGATCATACGACCATCCTAGTCTCTGGTGGTTGTTAAGTATGTCTCTTAGAATTTGTATTTCGTCGTCGTTCATGATATTCTTATCCTCTTATCATTCCCATTACATGTCCCCATTTAATGACAGCAGCACTAGATGTTCCGAGATAAGTCTTTGCTACATCATCCGCAAACTCTTCCAGTTCTTTCTTATAGGGATCCTTACCTGACCAGAGATAGGCGGTTGAAGGCATTGATGTATCAAGTCCTCCATGGAACCTAGCAAGCCTCCAAACGAAATACGCTCTAGCCTTGAGAGGATTACCGTAGCATCCATTACTGGAATAACTTTTCTTGAGGGATTTATCCCCTCCCGTAGAGATAATAAGGTTGAGAACATCCTCTCGGTTAATTTCAGGATATGAGCCACTCCCTCCACAGGAGTTACAACTAGAATCTTTGTTTATATACTGATTCTTACCTGATCCATTACACGAATTACAAACTCTAGTATCCATAATATCTATTGAATGAGATCAACAAGGTCCATATAATAATTCTCGATTTCAGAAACCCCACCAGAGTGGCCAAATTCCCAGGCCAGTTCAAATAATCGAGTTGCTTTTGGATGATCATGAACTACGTTATATTTATCTTCCATCAATTCCTTGGTCTCGTTGTACTCGCTCGTTTGACCTTTTACTGGTAAAAATGGATTCTTATCTGTATTTGACATAACAACAATTTTCTAACAACTAACAGCCCTAACAACACTTATACTATGCCTTATATTGGAATGAAAGTAAAGTAGAAAAAGCAAATATCTTATATTGACTTGGTAACAGCAGACTGAGTAATAACTTCCTTCGCTGAGACATCTGTGGATCTTGTCCCCTTGAGGAAAGTTTTCCTAGCAGCCATTAACGCTGCTCCTTGAGAATTTAATCCCTTCTTCTTGCTCTGAACAACTACCTCATCCTCGTACTCCTGGGCTCCCTTCTTACCTAGGAGAGATATCAATATAGCTGTTGGTTTTCTCTTCTTAGGTTTCATTGCCGGAACGTAGAAAATGGATCCTCGAAATTTGTGATTGTCTGCTGATCCTGAAAGTACAAGAAATCCTCATCTGGAGAGATCTTGAAATCTCCATAAGGAGTTGTGACTCTCACCGAAGTAGGAGCTACTTCGAGAACGACAGAAGGCACAGAGAAAGTATTACGAACAATAACCACATTTTGATTCTTGGTAAGTTGTGAATACGAAACGCGAGCTAATCCTGACAGAGATTTAGAAGTCTGAGTAACATCAGCGACAGAGAAAGAAGGGATATATGATCTTCCTGTAGCTTCTTGGATATTGATAATCTCTTGATTCAGTTGAGTCCTCCGCAGCATAAGCCTCTGTTTCGAAGCTAGATCATCCTCCAGGGAGATCTGGTGTCTCACCCTATTCATCTCAGTGTATTTACCTTCTACTGCATGGTAGATATCATCCTGAACTGTATCCTTCTTAGTGACAATAGAAGGTTCTTTGAATACTGGACCCTGAGGTTCTTGAGCATTCCCCTCTTCATCTGGGAGAATGATACGCAATGTGCAGCGACAGGAACTCAAACACCTTGAACTACCTGCTCTTGGAACAGTAGGAAGTCTCCTATATTTTCCACTATTTCCAACTGAATAAGGACTCTTCGCAGCAAGGGCAATACAATCCGGACAACTTTCACGTGCGTTTAGTGTCCAATAAACTAATGAGTCTTCAGGTAGAGTCCCAATCCACCCATTTGTGAACATAGACTCAAGAGTTCTTCCGTACATATCGGCTCTATGGTCTGAAAACTTCCCAGATTCAGATCCAGCAACCTGGCCTAGAAATCGTTGAGCAAATCCTATCTCCTGATTAGCTGCAGCCTTGACAAAAGCTTCTTCTTCCTTTGTCATCTTGAAATTCTTAAGGAAAGAACTACCAGTGCTTGATCGACCAGCAATATAAGCCTTCAGGAAGTTCGACTCTACCGCATCTGAGATGCTTTTCTGGTTAGCCGTCAGCTTCTTACCGGTTAATCCCTTGGACGCTGTGAGAAGACTCTTGAGAGCCTTGACATAGTCCTCTTGTATCTTGGCGTAAGCAGTGAGAGACAATTTGGTCTGGTTAGCAGTATCTTGAAACGTATCAATGACTGCTCGACGACCGCCATCTATCTTGAGATCTTTGACCTCTTTACTCTCATCTAGTATTTCCTCTAATAGATTAGGGGAATACTTGTGGAGAGAGGTAACTGAATATGGAGTAGGACGGAAATAGAAGTCTAGTATCTCTAGACTTCTTGCAGAAGCTCGGATTGCGTAGAGATCAACATTCTCGGAATACATTTCAATGTATCTCTCCTGTGTTGAATGGATCGTCATGACCCAGTCTCATCTTGGCAAGTTCATTGATATCTTCCAGAGCCTTAGAAATCTTAGAGTCAGCCAATAGAGCTTGAAACGTTCTCTCGGAATTCATCCTCTCTTGGATGAGTCTCATCTGAGCTGCTTCAACTTTGTGACTTGCTGCATCTATGACCTCCTTGTGACGAGGAAGAATACTATCCTTCTCATTAATTCCAGCTGGGATCTTACCTGGAACTGCTCGAATGATTTCCTTCTGGCCTTCTCCGAGTTGACCAGAATCTATCATCTGTCGAATAGCTGGAGTAATGACGTCAAATGCTGAGTCTTCTCCTTCTACTCCCCAGGTGGTAACAGGCTGAATAAAGACGCCATCAGCAGCATCTTGAATCATCTGATTCTCGTTCTTCTTAACCAGTTCACGGAAACCTTTCAATCGAGTAGCATCCTGCTCACTGAATTTCAAGAAACTATAGACCCAGTCATCATCCACCATTCTCATGTTGACTCTAAGCTGATTAGCAATAGTAACCTTGAGATTCAGAATCTGATAACGAATGAGTTCGTCTACTGTTCCAATAACTGGAAAGACTAGTTTGAAGTCATCGTCTTCGATCCCGTGAAATTGAGATTCATTATTGTATACATCCCACATCGGAGATGTAATAGCAGACTGAAGTCTAAATACAATTCGAGCTAGGAGAATATCTGTGTAGGTAAGAGCAGAGACTGAACGGATCTGCCTTTTACCTTCGAATGAGAAATAGTAATTCGGGATAGCAATACCTCCGAAGAACTTGGACATGAAGTGTTGAAGAACTTCAAGAGAAGGAGCTACATTATCCCGAGGGAGTCCTTCAATTCCAACATCAGCCCCATCCTTGTAGGTTGGAAGAGCAATATCTGACTGATCCGCTATTGGAGTCCTGGCGAGATTTAGATTTCCATTAGCATCTATATATCTAGGCTTGTTATGCCTAGCCATTACCTTATGAGAATACTCAAATGCAGACTGAGGATCTAACCCAGTAGAATCAATCTTCCACAGCCATCTCTGCATTGCCTTATGCAATTCTCGAAATGCCATCGAAGTCTCGAGAAGATCAATTATCTTAGAAGTCTTACGAATAGTCTCAAGGACAGACTTCCCATAGATACGACTCTCATCTCCATCGATTACAAAGTTACAGACCTGAAATTTCTTGAATTTAGCAAGCTCTTCCCCCATTGGTCCACGTTGACTATATGGATATTCTGTATCAGTAGATCCATCTGGATTAGTATAATGAAAACTAGAAGGCTTGATTAGTTGGAACTTAGTAATCCCATGGAATTGCTTAAAGACCACCTCCTGAGGACTTATTCCATATTTACATGCAGATCGAACCTTACCAAACAGCTGTCGTTTGATATCTGTCCGGTTCTCCATGTCTTCAAAAATCTCTTTCTGCTTCTGATTCTTAGTAACTACTCGATACGTAGAAGACTCTTCTCCTTCTTCGATTTCTCCCTGCGTTACAAGAGAAGCGTAGATATTCAATGCCTGGGAAGGAAGAGGGGATTGATCCAATTCGTCGAAGTCACTATACTTAGCTTTTCTGCTTCCTTTTACAGATAATTCATTCTTGATGAAATCCATAAAGTCCCCAGAAGAACCATTCTGAGAGCTCGCGGAGCCATTAACAGCGGTCTCAGTGGTCTTTCCAGGGAGTCTACCTTCATCTCCAGAGACAAAAAGATTGTCCAGAAATCTCAAGAATCCGCCATTAGTTGATTTAGCCATAATTATCCAAAAAAGTGTCGGTTATTTTACCAATGTCTGTTGTTTTCGCTGTTGAATCAGGTTTACACACTTCTGAGCCTGTCCATATCGATTAAGATTCCCCAGTTCTTTAGCTTTCTCTTTCAGCACATATAGGACAATAGCAGCATCTTCCCTAGAATATCTGTCCCATTCAATTCTTCGGTTTTGAGTCACAAACAGATTAACAGGCATTATGAGATCTTCTCGGATTTCTGAAGTAGAGATATCCACTTCTAACTCCTGAGTAAGAATAGCATGGTCCACATCTGTATCAGAAAGACCTCCAGTAGGTTCTACTATGTAAGGAATTGCTTTATTATCAGATTCAAAATACCGATTACTTAACTCATCTACTAGATTAGCAACTGCATCGCATAAATCATTTGTTCCTCCTGGGGGATGGTCGATGATCCCCTTTTCGTCTTGTAGGTCTGCCATTTCCTCCAAAAGAGGTTCGTACGGGTAACAGTTAAACCGTCCCTCATAAACAGCTCGTTTCCAGACATCGTAAGGTTTATACTTCTTCTCTCTAGATGATTTTACTCGTGCATCTATCCCCTTCTTACGGATAGTTTGAAGCATTCCATGGGATTGATATTGATCAGCAATTGCAAATGCGATATTAAACCCGAATATCCGGAGCTTGAATATAAGATTAAGAACTCTATCCTGGTCAAGTTCTCCAGTCTCTAGGGCTCTGACTCGACACACATAATCAATCCAAATAATAGGTCTTACCAGTTTATCCTCTCTCAATGTCTGAGGATCTATAATCTTGACCTCTTTATATCCGGATACATGTCCAATAGCAATGCCTGTTGGGTCATTCTTCTCACCAGCTTTAGAGAAATCGATTGCTACTCCCCTGGGCATACCTGGGTTGAATCTGGGGAACTGTCTTCCTGCTCTGTCTGTAACACATAGATTTTTGATATTCAGAGGTTCTTCTAGGTCCAAAGAGATTTCTCGAGAGATCGGATGAACATAGAATTGAATATCTGAAGTGAAAGCAGCTGCAATAGCTTCTCGATTCTTGAAAAACGGAGTAATAGAAGCAGTAGAGATACCTGCTAAGTCTCTGAGAGCTCCATCAATGTCCTCTTCGAAGAATGTACGCAACTCCCCAGGAACTTCGATGATCCTCCCCTGGATCTCTTCATACATTGGATCTGTCTTGAGTTTGTCCTCATCAATGATCCTAGATCTCTTAGTTCGGTCTCCAACTTCTACTCTGAACTTCGCCTGGATAAACTTGGCAGGATTGACCTCCCACGAAGAATGTCTGAGAACCAGTGTAGTTCCGTCAAACATTTTCTTCCTTTTCATACCCTTGAGGAATTCCACCTTTCTCTCGATGTAATCTTGGGGATATCGGGCAGAAGATGCTAGAATTCCAAGACCTTGTTGGATACCATTACTGGTATACGTAAGTCGAATACGTTTGATCAACGCTTCATACAAGGTTTTAGCCTGGTCAAATTCACCAGATGCATCTAATGATCGTTGAGACTTCTTCTTGATACCGAAGAAGTTAGACTCGTCTACAACTCCAATATAAGCATTCTTACCAATGGCTGAGAATTCCGAGGAGTTGCCTGCTTTACAGATGATATTATTTGGAAATAGAAGAACAGATGATTTTCTCTTATTCCTAGGAAATTTCTGAGTAAACCATGGAGAGTTATCCGTCATATTACGAACATCGGAGAAGATACCCTCCTCAGCTTGATCCCCGGTGACAGAGAGATTGATAATATAGATAGAAGTCCCTGGAGAAATATCTAACCACGCATGGGGATTCTTCATACATCCCAGTCGATACAGATGATAACAGATAACAAGAGCTGCAAGATAAGACTTACCCCAACGTAACGATCCGGAAAGGATGAGCTCTAGGATTGGAATTGGACGATCTATCGTAGATATGAAATCTTCTAGGACACCTGGGTAGACACTGTCTTTTAGAAATCCAAGATAATGAGGATTAGAAATGAACTCACGGGCACTTACAGGCTCCTCCTTCCAATCAAGAGATTGAAGACTATTCAAGGTTCGTGAAACACCATGAGACTGAGTCTCTTCTAATGCTTGGAGAAGGACTCTAGTCTCACTTGCAGATAAGTTATATCCCTTAAGATGTTCTCTAATCTGCTGAGGATCTATAATGTCTAATTCATCTGACATCGCTTGTGTCTTCTACATCTACTACTGAAGCATTTGCTTTTTTGGTATTAGACATCTGGTTGTGCAATTCCATGTCCTTTACAAAAGAACTGTCTTCTCCATGCTTCATAAGAGTTTCGATAATAACCTTATAAGCCATTTGAATCTTTTTCCGGGAGATATTATTGATAGTAGAATCGGTAATTGTTGGATCCTTTTCTATATCTCCGTCAGTAACAGTTGGAGAGGTAAGAAGACCCTCTTCCAACATTGTTTTCAATTCATTCCTATGAGTATCTATTGAAGAAGATAGAGATAGAAGTCTGTCGAATACAGATTCGAACATCTCCAATAGCTTAGAAACATCACTTACTGAGTTTATTATCTCATCCGAGAATAGCCTGTCGTGAATCTTGTTAAGAGTGGTCACGAACTTGTCAGCCATCTGCATCTTATTTGTAGCAGAAGCTAGTAGATAATTTTGAAGTCTAACATGCCCATCAAGAAACACATTAGTAACTGCTTTACGAGCCTGTCTATCCAGGATAGACATCTCGATATCTTCTTCTGACGCAGATATAGCTATACTCCTAAGTTGAGCATCAATAGCAGCCTTAGCTTCTTCTGGAGATATCTTAGACTTTGCCATTATGTCAGCCTTTTGTATTTCTTGACTGTTAGATCTCTCAAATTATATCCACAATCTCGTATGTCTCTAGCAAGCTGTTTGATTTCGTTTCTAGTCCTACCTCCCCTGGACTTCATGGGATTCTCACTCACTTCTCTCTGTATTCTGAATACAGCTCTCACCTCATTGACTCGAATATTGTATTTATTACTCATCTTTGATCTCATCTTCTTAGCAGTTTCTCCAGTTTTACCGAAGAGAGAGGTAAAGATATCATGATCTCTCAATATAATGGAGAGATCCGATTGAGAAGGGATGTAGATGCTTCGACCTCCCAATGAATTGATCAATTTTATGGCTGTGCTATACCCAAGAATCTCAACAAGCTCCGGAAAGAGTGTTCGTTGGTAGATCTTAAGAAAATGATCCGATAAACTGTTCTCTGTATTGGGGAGTAGCTTGTTTGTGGATTGTCTCATATAAGCTGGAGATTGAATTGAGAATCAGTGCGTTAACTTTACACCATAGTAACCATCGTTCATTTGCATCTACTATTTGAGATATTATCTTGACGTCTTCGTCGTAGTCTAGTTGAAGGTTATCTTTGTATCGTTCACATAGGACGAAACACGCTAACAAATTTTTCCCATTATATGGGAAGTCTAGTGCATCGATAACTTGTTCCAGAAGATGTTCTATTTCATGATTTGATATTTCTGAATATACACAGGGAATATGGTCAATCAATTCCCCCTTAGATTGCTGGTCATCGACATAATCTTCTATCTCACTAATAAATTCTAGGTTGTTATTACGTTTCGCGAATACATTACATCCCAGGGATTGTAGAGCCCTGAAGAGATATGAATAGAGATTCTCGATATGTCTTTCAGGGCTCTGCATTCTCTTCCAAACATTCCGTAGTAGTCTAGGGACTTGAATATAGATCTCCTGGATAGTATCTTCTGCGATTCCATTGACTCCCTTGGGATCTAACCACCTATTCTTGATCATAACAATCTCAATCATGATAGACAGGAGATACGCCAGGTGATCTGTGATATGGATATCTTCAAGAGTTTCAAATTGTCTGAGCTCTTCAAAGAACTCTTCAGTCTCTTTAGCAGCAAATAATTTTCCTATAGGTCTGTAGGCCATAGTGAGCAATCTGGTTTGAGGATTACCTGTTGTAACTTCTTCTTATTTTTCTCTTTTACAGATTCTACAACTTCTACGGATCTAGGAGGGAGAAACTTATTTGGTCGTATACAAAAGGTTCCTATCATTGCTAACACTGCAGCATCTGCATCATGTTCAGTTGAATATGGATACCCGAGATTAGTTAAATTACGTTGAACAACATCCTTGTCTTTCTTACTGTTGGCAATAGTTGTTATATACTTCTGACGAGAAGTAGGAGCTACATCAATAACTGGGATATTATTCCCTAGTTCGAACGCGGCAGTTACCTTAGCTACTCCAACTCTCTCTGCTCCCCAGGCTATTCGATGTAATCGGCTAAACGCATGTTCCTCTATAACTGCTAGGACAACATGATATTCAGCTGCAAACGAAACAATACGAGACTTAAGCCTGTATAAACATTGTTCATTAAACGAATTTCTAGATTCATCCTTAAGATTGAATCCCCCTAGATCATAAGAAGCAAACTTACAATTAGAAATGAGACCAGAAAGTGGGAAGAGATACAAGCCACAATTACGTTGGCTAACATCCATTCCCAATACATATCGGTGATTTAAATACGAATCATACGATTTCTTTCTTCCCATTTACGTCATAGAATACTTGCAGATAGTTGGATAAAAACATTTAGAACATTTTTCTGGAGATGGTGTAGGATCCAACTCTGGAAGTCGAGAGTACACCGAGATCTCGTCAAGAATTCTTTTCCTAGTTTCTTCTAAAACATCAAAAGAAACAACTCTTTTCTCAGATTCCCCAGAAGAGAGATATACAACTTCCAGGGTAATGTTATCTACCGGCATCACATATCCTGGATGCTTGGATAGAAAGTCTTCTAGGATTTTGTTAATCACAAAACTACAATAAACCTCTAGTTGATCACACCCTACGAACTTCTTACCCAACTTCCAATCCATAATATGAATATGCAGCTGAGAATTCTCAGAATCCACATGGAGCCGAATATAATCTACCTTTATCCTGAAAAACGACTGCCTAGAAAACCATGGAACTATTAATAGGTTGTCATCTAATGAAACAGATAGTTCAGATTCTGTGATAGAAGAAGTATCAACGGTTATCTTAGAGAGAAGAGTATCAATCGCCCTATCGATTAATGACACTTGATCCGGATACCTAGTATGAAGGTCTTGTATCTTGTCTTGGATTTGTTCTCGAGTAGACACCTTTTTCGTTACTCCAGAACTCTTGACGAGCCAGTCAGCTAACTGATGAACCTCTCCTCCTATGTCCATCCAGATAGAATCTATTTCAATTGGCTGCTTGGTGATAAACTGAAGATAGAATCGGTATGGACACTGTCTCATGACATCAAGTCGAGACCAGCTCCAGGCCATATCGGCCATCTTCATCGAAATAGAACTCATTTAGACTTCTTAACGTTCTTTTTTGCAGGAGTTATTTTGTACGTCCTGGAAGTGCCTTTAGAGACGTCCGTTGTGTCTACTCCGGTAGGTTGTTCTTCCGGTATATCAGGAGGCTTGGTCTCTCCCTCAGAATCGTCTATGTATTCTTCTAGGATGTGATCGATTACCTCCTTATTCTCCTCGTAGATCTTCCTCCAGTCATCTAATTTGAATTTCAGCTCAGTTCCTCCTGGGAGAATGAGTTTCTTGCCGGCCGAACCTGCAGGGAGAAGTATCTTTAGTTCATTGAGAGAATGGTAGACTGAATTCACACCGTCAAGTCCTCTAGAATCAAAGAACATGTCAATCTTAGCTCTACGATAAGGAATTCCAACTTTGTTCTTCTCCACATAGAATTCTAACCCATGCCCTATTATTTCTCCAGTTATCTCATTCTTGTATTCCACTCCGTAACTCTTAGACGCTTTTATTCTAATCGATGCATAGAATTTGAATGCTTTACCACCAGTAGGCTTAGAACCTCCCGCATAAGGCCCAACTCCATCTCTCATCTGGTTGATAATAAGGAGACAACAATTTGTAGATCCTATTACTTGAATCAACTTCTGAAGACCTTGGGAATTGGCTCTTGCTGCATCTGCCATAAGAGAATCTCCATATGCTCCATTCAGACGAGCTCTGGAAGGAGTGGCAGTGGCAGAATCCCAAATGACTAGGACAGGAGTTTTAGGATGTTTCTCATGTAAAAGCTTTACTATCTTTTCTATCTTCTCATATACATCTTCCAGAGCTAGTGGCATCTCTGGAGTAGATTGTATGTACAACATATTACTGATGTCTACTCCTAGATTAGCAAACCATGCAGGACTCGCTGAATGTTCTGCGTCTATGAAGACTACTATTCCTCCCGTTTTCTGGAGTTGGGCAGCATATTCTAACCCAAACGAGGTCTTACCCCCAGCTTCTGCGCCATAAATCTCAATAAGCCTACCATGAGGTAGACCTCCCCCAAGAATGCGATTAAGAGATGAGATATCTGACTTAATCCACCCCTTAGCATTTCCTTCGTATTTACCGGAAGCGAGAGTAGTAACTCCTAGCTTCTTCATCTCGTCGGTTATAGTCATAATAGAATTAGAAAGATGTCCCTGGTCTCGTGAAAAACCAGGGACTCTCTTATATTTTGTTATATTAGCACTGATAATCCTATGATTTAAGTGCGCCTATCGATGCCTGCAGATCTGCCAGGGCAGCATCTGCAGCTGATGGATTATGAGCAGTAGGAGGTGGAGCAGATGTGGGAGCAGGAGCAATCGGAGGTGCTACTGGAGGTGCTACCGGAGGCATTGGGGCAGGAGGTGGGGGCACACTAGAAACAGGAGATACTGGGACCGGTGGAGGTGGAGGCATTGTTGGGGGAATTCCAGGTGCTACCGGAGGCATTGGTGGAGGAGTAGGTGTAGGAGGTGCTACCGGAGGCATTGGTGGAGGAGGTGCTACCGGAGGCATTGGTGGAGGAGTAGGTGTAGGAGGTGCTACCGGAGGCATTGGTGGAGGAGTAGGTGTAGGAGGTGCTACCGGAGGCATTGGTGGAGGAGGTGCTACCGGAGGCATTGGTGGAGGAGTAGGTGTAGGAGGTGCTACCGGAGG